AGATCAACAAGCCGCCGGCCGATGTGACTCGCATCGCCAACAAGATTCGTGAGGCAGCCAAGCCGAAGCCGCCCAAGAAGGCCTTCGTCAAGGTTACCGGCGTACTTGACGAGCCCACGATCAAGCTGTGGCAGCAGATCATGAAGACGAAGGTCACCGGCAAGATCGACGATGAGAACAGTGCGCTCATCCGCGCGGTTCAGGTTCGTTTGAAGGCGACGGTCGATCATCGCATCGTGGTTGACGGCGATCTGGGTCCGAAGACGATCGCCGGGCTCCAGCGCTATCTCAAGAGCCCTGTCGATGGTTACATCACGAAGCCGAAGTCGCAGCTGGTGATGGCTCTCCAGCGTCGGCTCAACGAAGGTCGCTTCTAACAAGGAGAGGAGGACTCCCACGTGAGTATTCTCATCACCGTTAAGAAGAGTCTCGGTATCGACCAGAATTACGAGGCCTTCGATACCGATATTCTGATGCACATCAACTCGGTTCTCGCTACGTTGAACCAGCTCGGCATCGGTCCGGAGAACGGTTTCCAGGTTGAGGACAACACCGCCACGTGGGAGTCCTTCCTCGGGTCAGATCTTCGATTGAACAACGTCAAATCCTTTGTGTATTTGAAGGTTCGCCTGCTGTTCGATCCGCCAGCCACATCGTTCGCTATCAAAGCGATGGAAGACCTCGCCAAGGAATTGGAGTATCGCATCAACACATTCAGGGAGGTGAAAAAGTGGGACACGGAACATCCGGTTACGCCGTAGTAGCAATTCCTTCGCAAGACGACTACGTCTGGAAGCTGTCCAGTGAGAAAGTACCGCATCTGACGCTGTTATTTCTCGGGGACAATCTCAGTAACGTTGATCATGTGGTAGAAACGATCAAGCACGTTGCGGATACATCGCTGTGTAAGTTCGGACTGGACGTAGATCACCGTGGCGTGCTCGGCGACAAATCTGCGGATGTTCTGTTCTTCAAGAACCCTGGTTATTGCGTTAAGAGGCTTGAGGAAGTTCGCTCATACCTTCTCGGCGATACCGATATTCTGAAGGCCTACAACTCCACTGAACAATTCCCAGCATGGATCCCGCATCTGACGATGGGTTATCCTGACAGCCCGGCGCATCCAGATCCAAGGGATTACCCCGGAACAACCTGGGTGACATTTGATCGCCTAGCGCTGTGGATGGGCGAATACGAGGGAGTGGAGTTCCCCTTGAAGAACGATGAATACGACAGCCCTCTGGCTATGAGCAATCTTATGGCTATCGGCGAAGATTTTCTTCAGCATTACGGTGTCAAGGGAATGAAGTGGGGTGTTCGTCGTAGCACCGATTCCGGTCCTTCCGCAGTAGAAGTACGAACACGACCCGGTCGGAGGGTCAAGACTTCTGGTGGAAAGCGTCACCCTGCTTCCGAAGACGCTATCCGAGTAGCCAAGACGAGGCAGCTCGCGAAAAAGAGCACCACCGATTCGCTCTCCAACAAGGAGCTCCAGGAACTCATCAATCGTATGAATCTGGAGCAGCAGTACAAGCGTCTCAACGGCGGGAGTACGTTGGAGCGAGGGACCAAAATGGTCAAAACGTTGATCGGTATTGGTCGTACCGGAAAAGAAGCAGCTGATCTGGGTAGCACGCTGCTTAAAGACATCACGAAGTAGAAAGGAGGTTGGTGATGAGAATACCTGATGAAATGCTCGAGGGTTTGTCGAACACGGACGTTCCGTATTACTACGGACAATTTCGCGATGCCGTTCTTCGTGGCGACATTCCTGTTAATCGAGAAATTTCCCTGGAGATGAATCGTATCGATGCACTCATCGCCAACCCCCACATCTACTACGATCCTAACGCGATCGAGGGCTTCATTCTTTATTGCGAGAATGAGCTGACATTGACGGATGGTAGCGATCTTCATCTACTTCCATCCTTTAAGTTGTGGGCGGAGCAGATTTTCGGTTGGTGGTACTTCATCGAGCGACAGGTGTATGAGCCATCGCCCGATAATCGTGGCGGACATTACATCACCAAGATTATCAAGAAGCGACTGACCACCAAACAATACCTTATCGTCGCTCGAGGAGCAGCTAAGTCGGTGTATGAATCATGCATTCAGAGTTACTTTCTGAATGTCGATACACAGACAACACACCAGATCACCACTGCCCCCACGATGAAGCAGGCCGACGAAGTGATGTCGCCTGTTCGAACGGCGATCACTCGATCACGAGGACCGCTGTTTCAGTTCTTGACCGAAGGGTCGCTACAGAATACCACCGGCTCAAGGGCGCTTCGCGTCAAGCTTGCGGCGACCAAGAAGGGCGTCGAGAACTTCCTTACGGGATCTTTGCTCGAAGTTCGACCCATGTCGATCAACAAACTCCAGGGTTTGCGGCCAAAGATCTCTACTATCGATGAATGGTTGTCTGGCGATACCCGCGAGGATGTTATCGGCGCCATCGAACAGGGTGCTTCGAAGCTTGATGACTTTCTGATCATCGCGGTAAGTTCCGAAGGAACCGTACGCAATGGTTCTGGCGATACCGTCAAAATGGAACTAGCAAGTATTCTCCGCGGCGAGTATCAAGCACCCCACGTCTCGATCTGGCATTACAAGTTGGATGATTTGGCCGAGGTTAACGATCCTCGTATGTGGCCTAAGGCCAATCCGAATCTGGGAAAGACAGTAACGTATGACACCTACCAACTTGATGTCGAACGAGCCGAGAAAGCTCCTTCTTCCCGTAACGACATCCTTGCCAAGAGGTTCGGAATCCCTATGGAGGGATACACCTACTTCTTTACATACGAGGAAACCATCCCCTTCCGTCGTCGACACTTCGACGGAATGCCTTGTGCAATGGGAGCAGACCTTTCGCAAGGTGATGACTTCTGCGCGTTCACATTCCTGTTCCCCCTTCGTCGGGGGTTCGGCATCAAGACTCGCAGCTACATCACTTCGCTTACGTTAGCCAAACTCCCTAGTGCTATGCGCCAGAAGTACGAAGAATTCATAGCTGAAGGAAGCTTGCACGTTCTCGAGGGCACTGTTCTGGACATGATGGATGTCTATGATGATCTCGATCGCTTTATTCAGGCGCATGAATACGACGTTCGTACTTTTGGTTTCGACCCATACAACGCCAAAGAGTTCGTACAACGCTGGGAAGCAGAGAACGGTCCTTACGGTATTGAGAAGGTTATTCAGGGTTCACGCACCGAATCGGTTCCGCTTGGTGAATTGAAGATCTTTGCAGAAGAGCGCGAGCTTATCTTCGACGAAGATCTCATGCAGTTCGCCATGGGTAATGCCATCACTCTGGAAGACACGAATGGTAATCGTAAACTTCTGAAGACTCGGTACCAGGACAAGATTGACAACGTGTCTGCTCTTATGGACGCGTACATCGCATACAAGTTGAATAAGGAGGCATTCGAATGACGATTGCTGGTCAGGAGAAGCCTTCTCTTGACGAACTTATGCACTACGGCGTCCTCGGTATGAAGTGGGGTCATCGCAAGGCGGCAACGGGACGAGACATTATCGCTGCTCGTCGCAGACTCAAGGCCGAGGCCAGGGTTTACCGTAAGGAATCACGAAAGCTCGATACTGCGACAGGCGAAAGAAAAACCCGGATCGAAGCTGATCTGCGTAAGCGCCAGCAGAACTATCTCAATAATCCTGATCGAGTCATTGCTGCTCGCATGACTCGAGGCGAAAAAGCTGCAGCTCTTCTTCTCGGTTCGCAAAGCGGTATCGGATTGGCAGGCGCCGTCGGTAGTATTGCTGGGACTTCTGCTTTGTCTCGCCGCATCGAATTCAAGCAAGATACAGGCGCATACAAGATCGATAAATCGACCAAAGTTCAAAAGCGCATTGGTTACGATCAAATGGCTCGTCCACTGATCCAGGTTGGATCGGGCTTGGCCGCTGGTCTTCTTAAAGATGTTGGTAGCAAAGCATCGGTAGCTATCGGGACCCGAGCAGCAAGTAAGAGAGCTGCGGCAAAAGCTGCTGGTAAAACTCGAGCTCTTGGTTCCACCGCTGCGAAAATCAAGTATGTCAAGCCGAATTTCCGCGGGGTACATAACATCACTACGTTGAAGTAAGAAAGGAGGTGAGTATGGCGTTCGGCGACCGTTTGAAACATGCTTGGAATGCATTCTTCAACACAGAAAACGACCGCTTTGATTTCAACAACGGTCCGATGCATTACGGCTCCTCCCGACCTGATCGTCCTCGAATGCTTTTCGGCAACGAACGGTCGATCATCTCCTCGATCTACACCCGGCTAGGAATCGACGTAGCTGCTGTCGATATTCTTCATGTTCGCCTGGACAAAGAGAAGCGTTATGTCGGCGATGTGGAAAGTGGTTTGAACGAATGTCTCACGGTCGAAGCTAATATCGATCAAGGAGCAAGAGCATTCCGTCAAGACATTGCTATGACGATGTTCGACAAAGGCGTGATCGCTATTGTTCCTGTGGATACAACGATCAATCCCAGTATTTCCGGTAGCTTCGATATTAAGACACTGCGTGTCGGTCTTATCGTGGCATGGGAACCTCAGCGTGTCCGTGTCGAGGTCTATAACGACCGTAAAGGTTGTCGAGAAGAAGTAACACTTGAGAAGAAGTTTGTTGCTATCGTAGAGAACCCTCTCTACTCAGTGATGAATGAGTACAACTCAACCCTCCAGCGTCTTATTCGAAAGCTCAACTTGCTGGACTCGGTTGATGAGCTTGTCAGTTCGGGGAAGTTGGATCTTATCATTCAGCTACCCTACGTGGTCCGATCTGAGGCTCGACGAGCCGATGCTAATCGACGTCGTGATGAAATCGAACGACAACTCCAGGGTAGTAAGTACGGTATTGCGTATACCGACGGAACAGAGAAGATCACGCAGCTCAATCGTCCAGTAGAAAACAACCTGTTGAAGCAGGTGGAGTATCTTACGGACAAGCTGTATGCCGAACTGGGCTTGACACCAGAAGTAATGAACGGCACTGCCGATGAAAAGGCCATGAAGAACTACTACAATCGAACGATCGATCCGATCATTCAATCTATTGTAGAAGCAATGAAGCGTACCTTCCTGACCAAAACTGCCCGTTCGCAAGGGCAGTCCATCATGGCGTTCCGTGATCCGTTCAAGTTGGTTCCTGTCGCTGACATTGCCGAGATCGCTGACAAATTTACTCGTAACGAGATCTTCTCGTCCAACGATATTCGTCAAGCGATCGGCTGGAAGCCCTCCAAGGACCCCAAGGCAGATCAGCTCGTCAACAGTAACATGCCACAAAACAACCAACTTCCCTCGTCCAACATACCTACGATCGAAGGTCAGGTTGTCGAAGACGACAACCAAGCTCTCGATTCTGCGTTGGCGCAAATGGATCAGATGGAGTTGGCAGTGGACAGTATGTTGACTGATCTGGGTCCGTGATGTCTTTCACTCACGCATACGATCCGGTAAAACGCCGTGAGTATTATCTCCGCACCAGAGAATTGGTAGGTAATCAGAAAAAAGCTTTGCCTGTACCGGTCAAAGCACTACCGT